TTAGCCATGTTCTATGCAATACCCAAAATCACCAATAGAAAAAGAAAATGAAGTGGTTTTAGAAAGATAATGTGATAGGAAGTGTAAGAGGAGGTAACGAGCCTTCTCTTGCTTATAGAAAAAAAGAGCTAAAACCTTTATTTTATAAGGTTTTAGCTCTTTTTTGTTTTTCTCTACTTTTCTAAAAATGGAGACGGCGGTCGTATAACCTAGCCTGTAAACGCTGGTTTTATGGCTGTTTTTAACTGCTTGATGCAAAAATAATGCAAAAAAATTATACATACATTTGTTTCATCACTTCATTAACAGCATTACTTTCTTTTTGTTCCATCTCGTCTAAAATGTGTTGATAGGTTTGTAAAGTGGTTACAATATCCTTATGTCCAAGGCGACGAGATACATATTTTATATTTATTCCTTTATACAACATTATTGAAGCATGGGTATGCCTTAAACCATGACAAGTCAATTCTTTTGTACCGATCTTTCTACAGAATTTACGAAGGACTTTATTTACAGCTGTATTCGATACAAGTTCCATATTGTCATTCAAAAATACTAAATTATTTTCGTTGCGTAGACCAGATTTTAAATAATATTCTTTTTGATGTAACTGTAATTTCTTTAATAAATCGAGCGTATCATCATCAATAGTGATTATTCTTTTTGATTGATAATTTTTCGTATTAGAGAATGTATTTGTATATTTATAGTCCCATGTTTTATTTACTTTTACAGTTTTGTTCTTGAAGTCGATACAGTCCCAAGTCATGCCTATAATTTCTGAAAAACGGCAACCAGTCGCAATACCAAACAGAATAATAAATCGAGAAGTATAAGTGGGTTTTATACCTTCTAATATTTCGTGAACTAGATGGATAGACTCTTGATAATTCAAATATTTCAATTCTTCGTGCTTAGGATTCTTTTTGCCTATAGCTTGTACTCGATAGGTAGGGTCTCTATGAATAATGCCTTCTTCCAAAGCATCTTTAAGAGCAGCTCGCATATACGTATGATGTTTTTTTACTGAAGCTGTAGCGTGTGTTTCCCCATAGTCATTCAGGGCCTTTTGATATTCTTGTCGAGTCAATTCTTTTAATTTTGTGTCAGGGAAATATTTCTCACTAAAATCAACAGCCCGACGAATATCACCGTCATTGTCTTGTGATAACTTGCCTTTCCTGTATACTTCAAACCAATTTCGAAAATACTCATGAAATAATTTTTCGCCTTCTTTTAGTGAGTATCCTTTAGAATACCTAGCTTCAATTTCTGAGGCTGCCAATTGCGCTTCTTTTTTTGTTGAAAACCCATTGACACTTTTTGTTTTATATCGGCCATCTTTATCTTTATAAGAGACTCGAAATTGCCATCCGCTTTTCAATTTTTTTATACTTGCCATTGTATCACCTCCAATACTTTATCGAAGTATTATGCATTTTTTATACTTTATATATTATGATATCAAAGTGTATTCATTGGTAAAGGAGAAAATTATTTTTCAAAATAGTTTAAAGCTAAATTGAAAATCTCTTGGTAGATTAGTTTAGTATCTTGTCGAATGACTCTGCCTTTATTTGCATGTGAAGCAAGATTTCTGAAATCAGCTGCTAGCATTATACGTCTTTTATCCCTTCTGTTAATAACTTCAGTTTTACGTAAGCGGCCAGTTAATTCTCCAAGTTCAGTAGTTTCATTTTCAGAAACAGGTGAATTTTCAAGTTCTAAAATACGTTTTATTAAAGTTTCCATAGCTGTTCCTGCTGTAGCAGTTGCTGCAAGATAAAGAGAATGATCATATGCTGCTAAACTCTCATTTATCGCATATTCAAAATCAGAATCGTTAACCATTTTAATTATTGGCTCGAAATCTAAATCTGAGTATGCATATTTAAAAGCATCCTTGGCATAATAAGAGGAAGGTAAATTTATATGACCTATAAATTTTCTAGCATCAGTCAGAAGTTTCTCTCTAGCCATATAACCTAACCATTCTTTTTGAGTATCGATATATTCCTCTACAGAAGTATCTCCCCATGCACCAATCAAGTAATTGTCGACAAAATTTGAAACTAGATATATATTTTTTATCCCAAACTCTTTGTTTAAAACAAAAGAGATGAAATCATGAGATTCGGAAAAGTGTTTAAAATCAGAATAATATGAGTTGGGTAATTCCCAAACATCATGTATAATACCAGTTCCTAAATTCAAGATAACAAAAAAGTTACTTGTAAGTATTCTTTGATCAGTCTTTACCAAATAAATATCAAGTCCTTTTAAATTTGCAAGCGGAAAAGCTTCGGGATTTTCTTTATAAGCTTCAGGATAGAGCAATAGCAGTCGTTCAACATACTCTTGTGAAAATGCCGGAATTATTTTTTTAATAAATTCCTTCTGTTCCATTTCGTTTAACAAATGATCACCTCATGATAAATTACGTTATATGTTTTAATGTATAACTAAAGCCCCTAGCATGAATCGAACATGCTAGAACTCACCAGAGAAGGGGATACTTATTGCTTCCACATGCCGTCCCCGAATGTAACAACATATGGTCCAGAACCTTTTGAAGAAAAGTAAAAAGTTATATTAGCTTTCATTCCGGCAGCTATATCATTAGGTATGTTATTTTGATAAGTGCTAGCATCAAAATCAGCTAATTCTGAATTGTTATCATACATAGCAAAATTTTGAACATTAAAACTGATAGGTGAACTAGTGGTATTCTCTACAACTGCTTTTACTTCCACTGGATGTTCACCATCTTTTGGTTCATGCAATTGGTGGTTAGGAGCATCTTCAGCAGAAATTACTGTGATTTTCTCACCACTACCAAACGTTCCAGATTCATTAAATTTCAAAGTATTGGATGAACCAGTACTATTTTCATCTGATTTGCTAGAATCGGAAGTTCCAAAAGCATCTAGTATTTCATCAAGCTGACTAGCTTTTGTGCTTAATTTTTTATTTTCCTCTTTTAAACTTGATACAGTTGTTTTTAATTTATTTACTTCTCCCGTGTTATTATTAGTTGATGAACACCCAGCTAAAATGGCAAAAGATATTAGTGATACCCCAAACAATTTACCTATTTTCATTTTTAAAATTCCTCATTTCTGTTATAATATTTTTATCAGCTAAATCTCGAAATGAGGTTGAAGTCCGTGTCCCCACACGGGCTTTTTTTATGCAAAATTAATTCTTCGTAGTTTATTAAACAAAAGAGTTCTTATACACTCTTCATAACGTGCATCAATATCAGCATCTTCTATAAAACGCATATAGTTAACTTGTTCAACAGTTAAACCAGTTTTAGACATATAATCATCTAAGAGATTGTCAATCATGAATACATCAGCTTCATGCTCCATTTTAGAATGTAAAGAAAAAGCTAAATTATATAATTGGTAGTTATGTTGATGTTCGCTAGCGTGGCCTAATTCATGAAGAAGGGTTTTTCTTTTATTCCATTCGTCCAAAGAATCTTTTAAAACGATGGTATTTATCGACGCAATATAATGTCCATCTGCATCTAAATCCTCTTTTTCTAAGATGATTACACCTAACTCTTTAACAATCATTTCAATTTGTTTCCTCAACAACAACACCTACTTATTTTTCTTCTCCAAATACGCTTCAATAATGCCTGACAAAATTTCTCTATCATTTTCAGTCAGCGGTTTTCCATCACTGCTCATAACAGAAGATAAAGCTTCCTCAACTGTTAGCTGTTTCTTTTCAACAGGATTTGGATTATCTGTTCTACCAAGTAAGTAGTCTACAGACACATTAAAATATTCTGCTACTTTTTCTAAATCCTTTGCTTTAGGAGAACTTGTTTTCCATTTATAAAATAAGTTCTCGCTAAATCCCAGTTCAAGAGCTAGTTGCTTAACATTTTTGTTTTTACTTTTTGCTAAAGATTTTATCCTTTCAAACAGTGACATAGAAGTATTCTCCATTCTAAAACAAATAAAAAGTATCTGTACTTATATTTTGCCGTTGACAAATGTATAAGTTTGTATTATTATTTGTTTGTAAGTTAATTAGATAGAAAAAAGCGAACTAAAACACACCTTAATGCATGAAGTTTGGCGACCGAGTGCAAAATAAAGGCTTTGTTATAGGCTTATTTATCTATGGTTTAATAGTATATGTTCGGGTACTTTTTGTCAACACATTTTTCCAATTCTATCTAATTAACTTACCAACTACTAAAGAAAGGGGTAAATAACATGCCAGATACAACGACAGGCAGAACTAAAATTCGTGAATACTTTGATAAAAAGGGGATTTCTTTAGTCACTGTAGCAACATACTTCAATATTCCAAAACAAGACTTGAATGATTATCTTTCTGGGAAAAATCAAAGTAAAAAGGCTCATGAAACGCTAACCGCAATTATTGAATACTACAAAATTAGATAGGGGGTCATTAAGATGACGCAACTGATAGAATCAAAAATTTCAATTGAGATACCGTCTAATTTGATTCTGATTGAAAAGGCAAAGATTTTAGAATTAGAAAATCAAACCTTAATTGGTCAGACGTGGAATGCAAAAGATGTTACTAACCGCCTAGGTGGGAAAGATATACGTGACTGGAAACTCGTTTTCTATAAATATCGCGAAGAGGTAGATATAAGAAACGGCGGATTCGTAAAGTTCCCAACTAGTAAAGGGATGCCTTGGAAGTTTCATGCTAAGATGACCGCTCATTTTATAGATATTCATTGGAAAGAATTCATGGAGACGAAAGATCGTTTTTAAAGAAAGGATGATCACATTGAGAAAAATCTATCATTTAAGACGTATAGCGGCATTGCTAATCGTTTTTGGCTTGGGGCTTTTAGTAGGTGGCAATATTGGTCCATTAATCCAAAACATATATATAGCAGCTTTTATCATTTGGTTGCTCTACTACGATTTAGCGTTGGAAGATCGAGAAGTAAAAAAACAAAAATAAAGACCCACTTCGACGGCCATCAAAGTAGGTCAGTTACAAATATCAAATTCAAGGAGAGTGTACCACATGAATAGAAAAATTGAAAGAATGATTATTGAACTTGAAAAAGAATGTAAGGCACAGAATGTTGAACTTCTTCTATGTGCTACAAATTTTGAAACAGGCCAAGGAAGTACTGCGTTTTGTGGTTCAGTTATCGGGTTAGCTATACTCTTGCAAAAACTTGTAGGTGATCTAAAAGAGCAATTAAGTATAAGCGAATCTTGTGATTGTCCAGAATGCGTAGCAGAAAAAGCCGAAGATGCTGCAAATGAAAAATCTATGGATGAACTACTAACTGCATTTTTACGAGGTGAACTGCAATGATTGAAGTAAGAGGTTTAAGTGATGATGTTTACGAATTAATGTTAGCGAATGCTCAAAATAGAATTGTTCAATCAATTCGAACTGCAGCAACAAATGGTAATACAAGTTGTGTGGTGAATAGTAAAGGTCTTACATCAACGTTTTTATCTCAATTAGAAACAGAAGGATTTGATCACGTTGAACTTGAAGAAAACAAAACGAAAATATTCTGGGAGTGGTGAAAATGCCTGAATTTGATTCATTAGGAGCTAGACAAGAGCCGCCAGAAGAAAAAGAAGCATTAGAGCCAACATGGGAATATGACGAAGAAGAGGAGAATGGCAATGAGTAACGATTTAACACAAATAACACAACGATCTTTAGATGAACAAGTCATCGGAAATTTGAATAGATTGCAAGAGCAGGGATTAGAAATGCCACTAGGTTATAGTCCACAGAATGCATTGAAAAGTGCTTTCTTTGAACTAACCAACAATTCAGGAGGGAACCTTCTTCAGTTGGCAGCTAACAATCCAGAAACTAAAACATCTATTTCTAACGCCTTGCTTGATATGGTCATCCAAGGATTATCGCCAGCAAAAAAACAATGTTATTTCATTAAATATGGAAATAAAGTTCAGCTTATGCGCTCATATTTCGGAACCATGGCTGTATTAGATCGAGTAACAGGAGGGGCAGAAATCACGCCTGTTGTAGTAAGGGAAGGCGATGTATTTGAAATTGCTATGGACGGTCCCGACTTAGTTGTTGCTAAACATGAAACATCCTTCGAAAACCTAGACAACGACATTAAGGCTGCTTATGTGGTCATTAAGCTAGCAAATGGTAAAGAAGTAACAACGGTCATGACAAAGAAACAAATTGATAAATCATGGAGCAAAGCAAAAACAAAAAATGTTCAGAATGATTTTCCAGAAGAAATGGCAAAAAGAACTGTCATCAATCGAGCTGCTAAATATTTAATCAATACTAGTAACGATAATGATTTATTTGTGCAAGCTGCTAAAGACACGCTCGAAAATGAATTCGAACGAAAAGATGTGACACCAGAGCGAGAAGAACAAACAGCGGTACTCGAAGAAAAAATATTTACCAACAATAAAAAAGTTATTGAGCAAGAAAACGATATTGAACAAGCCAAACCAGTTGAAAAAGATGATTTAACGAAAGTGGCGGACCAAATTTTAGAAGAACCAGTTCAGGAAACTTTAGATGTGATGGCTGGTTATGAAACCAATCAGAAAGAGAGTGAAGCTGATGTCTCAACGATTGAAGAAGACGATTATCCTTTCTGATGAAAATTATTATTCACAAGAAGCGGACCTAGCTTATATGTCTGTCTCTCAATATAAAAAATTTCTTGAATGTGAAACTGCAGCTCTTGCCAAGTTAAAAGGTGAATGGACACCAGAGAGTGATCCAAAAGCCTTGCTAGTTGGTAATTATGTTCATTCTTACTTTGAATCACCAAAAATTCATGAAGCATTTAAAGAAGAAAATAAAAGCAAGATGTTTTCTTCAAGAAAACCGTTTGGTCTACTGAAAGATTTCCAAATTGCGGAGCAGATGATTGAAAGATTAAAACAAGAAGAAGCCTTTTTAAATATTTATCAAGGCGAAAAAGAAGTGATCGTCACAGGTGAAATTGGCGGTGCAATGTGGAAAGGGAAAATCGATTGTTTAAATTTAGAAGAAAAGTATTTTGTAGACATCAAAACAACCAAAGATATGCATGAGAAGAAATGGGATGAACGTTTAAACAGAAAAGCAAACTTCATTGAACGCTTCGGTTACGTGTTACAAATGGCTGTTTATTGCGAACTGCTTCGGCAACAATATGACAAAAATTTTCTTCCTCTCATTGCAGCCGTTTCGAAACAAACACCTAGTGAAGCAAAACTAATCACTCTTAGCGAAGAAAAAATGATTTACGAATTAGAAGAATTAAAAGAAAACATCGAGCATGTTGTGCGAGTGAAAAACGGCGAAGAAGAACCAGTTAGTTGTGGGATTTGTGAATATTGTAGAGGACACAACAAAATTACAAATTTTACCAGTATGGACGATTTATAGGAGGTGCATAACGAATGAATACTGGATATATAAAATTGTATCGGAAAGTGACCAATTCATTCGTTTGGACCAACGCTAATATGTTTAAACTTTGGTCTTTATGTTTAATGAAGGCGAGCCATAAAGAAAGTAGATTTATTTTTAATGGTCAAGAGATAGCCGTGTCCAGCGGTCAATTCGTCACAGGGCGCGCCGTTATTGAGAAAGAGTTCAATGAAGGTGTTCCACGTGACCAACAGATTGTCGGGCGTACGTTATGGAGATGGTTAAAAAAATTTGAAAACGAGCAAATGTTGTCCATCTCATCAACACCGAAATACAGCGTTATAACAATAAATAATTGGGATGACTATCAAGTCAATGACCAACAAGTGTCCAACAACCGTCCAACAAGTGTCCAACAGTTGTCCACATACAAGAATGAAAAGAATGATAAGAATGAAAAGAATATTAATAACAACAATAAAGGGTCGTCCATTCGTTCAATTTGGGAAAACAACGGATTTGGATTGATGTCGTCTAAAACTATGACCGATTTTGATTATTGGATTTCTGATTTTGAAAAAATCGGAGCTAGTCAAAAAGATGCTGAACAATTAATTGTTAAAGCTATTGAAATTGCTATTGATGCAAACGCAAGAAACTATAACTATATCAATGCCATATTGAAAGATTGGGAACAAAGAGGGTTCAAATCTGTTGATGAACGAGAAGCGGCAAGGAAGGAAAAGAATACAACCAAGCAACAGAAATCAAATACAGGTCATTCGGATTACGATGATCTTGGATTTTAGGAAGTGAAAGAATGCAGTCAGCATCAGATGGATTTTCAAAAATGATTAAAACGTTGCTTTATATCACACCCAATCCATGTCCAGAGTGCGGAGGAAATCTTTATGCTTGGCGTGCAAAAAACAAGGATGGGTCCGATAGATGTCCGCCAACTTGCATGGAATGTGGCTATAAAGCACGCAAAAAAGCAGAAGACCTTGAAACAGAAAAAATGTTTAACGATAGTTTGAAAGCTAGAGCGATTAATTACCTGAAATATAGCTCGCTTTATACCGACAAAAATTTAATTAATTGTCGTTTTAAAACTTACAAAACAGTAGACACAGAAACCAAGCTTGCTTTTGAAATTGCCAATCGAGCCACAACTGAAATTCTTTTGAATAAACCAATTCATATGATTCTTTCAGGTAAAAGCGGTGTTGGTAAAAGTCATTTAGCTATGTCAACGGCTTGGGAAGTGTTGGAGAAATCAAACTATGATAAACGCTGCCTGTTCATTAGCTATGCGGAACTCTTAGAACAGCTAAAATTTGCGATGAAAGATGAACAAGCCAGAAAGACAATAACAGGAACCTTAATGGCAGAGATAAAAAGCGCTGATTTAGTTATTTTGGACGACTTAGGAGCCGAGTTAGGCGTTAAAGGGAATGACAGTACCAACTTTAATAACGACACCTTAAATCGCATTGTAGAAGCTCGGCAGAATAAAGCAACAGTATTTACAACCAATTTAACTGGTAAAGAAATGAGTCAAGCTTATGGGGAGAGAATTCTTTCTCGTATCATGAGTAATTCACAAGGTTTTGTGATGAAAATTGAAGGGACATCAGACAAACGAGTAGCAGGCATCTGAAATGTTATTTTTAGCGAATATATTCACCGTAGAACAGTTTTACAATCAAGCGAATATAAATAGGTGTAAAGAAAGAAAAAAGGCTTAAAACGCATTTTAAAGCCTTAAAAACAAATCGATAGAAAGGGGAATCATTCAATGCCGTATGTAGTGAAAATTTCAGCTTATCTTGGCAAAGATGGTTGGCCAGTAGCTAATTTGAAAGATGCTGTGCTATTTGAGCAAAAAGAGACAGCAGCTATTGCAACAATCGTATCTGGCGGAACTGTTTCAGAGGTAAAGGAAGCCATCATAATGCCAGAAAAACCGAATAGGTATACAGCAAAATCTACCAAAGTAGATTTTAAAAAGGAACCAATTGAAAAAGCAACAAAAGATAACCAAGCTTGGATGAAAGGGGCTAAATGAGAATGAAGTGTGTTAGATGTCAAGATCAGCGTGTGATTTGGGGAAAAGACAGATTTAATTATGCAACACCTATTCCATGCCCAGAATGCAACAAAGATGGAAAAGCAGTTCGAGCGGAAACTGCGACCAAGGAAAGGGAGTTAAAACAATGCAATCACCAACAGCCCTGAATAAGCGAGGAAATAAAGTCACGATTGATGGTTACACATTTGATAGCCAGAAGGAAGCTAACTTTTATACAAAGTTTGTCAAAAATTGTGGGTTACCTTTTGAAGTTCATCCGCGTTTTAAACTAACCGAACTTACACCAATTGCGGATGGTATAGGCAAAATTTCGGCGATAGCTTATTCACCTGACTTCATCATAAAAAACTTAGATGGAAGTTGGAGACATGTCATTGATATTAAAAACTCTTTTGGCGTGTATGGCATTGACCAATCCGTTAAGCTTCGTTTTCGTCTATTTGCCCTTAGATATGGTCATCCAGTTGAAGCGATTGTTGTTCGTGCTAGAGATTTTAAAGTGATCACACAAGGCGTTACTAAGCCTTTAAACGAAAAAAGACCATTCATAACCGATAATTTCGATTACGAATGGAAAGATGCAACTAATTATTAAACGAAAGTAGGAAAATAAAATGACAAAACAAGTAAATTTCAGACCAGAAGTGAAAAAAGTGACATCTAAATCAAACGGAAATATCGAAGTGCTATTAGTGGTTAGCAACGCTTCATTAAAAGGAAAATATGAAAGTTTAAACGAATTTTTAGGCAAAACAGTATCAACGACCATCGAACCAGAAACAGTAGAATACAAGGTACCAGTTAACAAGCAGACCAATAAGCCGAATGTCGAATATGTTGTAAATAACGACGGGACAGTTGAAGTTCTAAAAGAAGAACAAACTTCTTTAGAAATGGGCGATGATGTGCAAGGAGTCGAAGAAGTTGCTGTGCAAGTATCGAAAGAAACCATTGACGAATTCATCAAGAAAGCAACGACTATCGAATGGCCAGAATCAGTAACAATCAACGTTCGTGGCGTGTTGCATCGAATCGATGAAGGGGAAGCGCTAGAAGAAATTGCAGCTGATCATGATGTTTCAGTTGATAATCTAATCAATCAAGTAGAAATCGCACGCCAACATTTTGCACCGTTTGCAGATTCTTGGAGCAAAAACAAAGAGAACATCATTTTCCCTGAAAAGACAGATGAAGATGGTGAAGAAGAAACCGAAGAATAATCTCGTAGAAAGTGAGTGTTCATTTTGCTGGAGATTTATTACACTCCAACATCCGCAATAATAGCGGATGCATTGGCTAAAACATATGAAGTTGTTTCTTTAGAAATAGCTAGAAATATTGCCAAGAAATTTAAGGCTAGTTTGAAGCAGAAAACGGATCTTTATGTGATTGAGGGAATTTTGATTGACGCTGGTTATCAAAAAGAGCCAGTGAGTTTGTAAGAAAGCGAGTTAAGAAGATGATTCCAAAAATAGAAGTATGGTAGATCGATTACAACAAAAAAACAGCCACGAATGGCTGTTTAAATCAATTGTACATTAGTTCATTGCACCTGTCGTTTGCTTGAACGAGGGTACTGAATTTTTCAATGTCAATATCTAATATCGATAAACATAGTTCAATGTTTCTTAGTTCTTTTAAATTTAATACGGCGTAAAAATGTGGAATCAAAAAATTGAGAGGAGTAACTTTTTGCGGTAGATTTGCTTTAATACGTGAAGAATACAGCCGATAGTTCAAGCTATAAACTTTGACGGGATAAAAATTAGTATTCATACGAACACCTACTTTCTGTCACTATTTAAGAGTAACACGAAATGTTAGTAATGTCGGTTGCAAAATGTAAATATAAAGAAACCTTAACAAAAATATTTTAGATAGAGAAATATAAAAAAAGCCAGCCGACCACTGGCTGACTAAGAAGAATATTTTACCAGAAAAGTGGTAGCTTGTGATATGTGAGGTTACTTTGCCCCAAACATTGGTCACAATAAAAATATTTTATCATGAGTAAAGAAAGCTGCCAATAAAAAAAGCCGGATTCCTCCGACCGTGGGTAATATTCTCGACACGAATATTATACCATAAACGGGGGAATCAAAGGATGGTACTTTTTGACGTAAAGAAATATGAAACACCAGATGCAAAGGATGTAGACATGGAACAAACTAAACATAACGTCAGTGTATTCTTGTCTGCGTACCTTGCTGCTAGATGTCGTGTTGGCCAGCCGAGGGAACCAAAAGTAACAGCTTCATTCTCTTTGGTTCCACCATCAACGGCCAATAACGTTTTCGAAGCCGAACAAATGTTAATCCAGAAAGAAGAAGCCCAAGAAGAGTTTGATTACCTTCATAAGCTTTTTGTTAGAGGTTATTCTGCGATTCAACATCCGCACAAACCAGATGTAACGGAGAGAAGAAAAAGAATCTTCTATGATCGCTATATCAACGGCAATCCAATCTATCTAGCAGCACAACGAAACTGTATCAGTGAAGAATCAGTGAAACAAGAATCTAACATGATTATTGTTCAATTCGCTTCGGCACTGGAACTGGTTGCTTTTAAGTAGCCATTTATTACACTTTTTATACCTCTTTTATACACTTTATCTACACTTCATATACCTTTGAAACGGGTTATTATGATAGTGTCAAAAAAATAAGAAATGCGACACACTTACACAAATACATTAACGGAACGATTGCCTACTTATTTTTTTGATTTGAGATTACAAGGAAGTAAAAAAATTCTACTTTCTTCGTTTAGTCACTTGTGATCTCATTTAGATTCTCTCGCAAACCACCAATTATAAAACTAAAGAAGTGAGGTGAATTTCCTCTCTCTTTTTTCTACAGGTTTGCGAGAGTTAATGGAGCATAGCTTAATCGGTAGAGCAGCGGTCTCCAAAACCGTTAGTATAGGTTCGAGTCCTATTGTTCCAGTAAGTGGCATAAGCTACTTAAATAATATAGATCGTCAATGAATGTTCGGACAAACAAATTGGCGCTACTACCTTTCACGAGGGCTGCATTTATATGCAGTCCTTTTTGTTTGAGACAAAAATTGATACTTAAGGCTCTAGTTACAGAGGTAGCCAGAGTACTTTCTAAATAAACTTCTCTATTTGTCTTTTGGACAAATTTACGTATGAAGGCGCCTATTAATGTAGATAACTAAAATAAATCTACAAATATATAAAGAAAGGAAAAATAGTGATATGGAAGAATTTAATAAATTATTACAAAGCAACAATTATTCTCAAATAAAGATGGAGGAAAATAATATGTTTAAAAATGGAAAAATCTTGTCTGCTAAAGGAGTTATGATTAGTTACATTAACATTATGAATGGAAAAAATAGAAAACGAGATCAAAAAAAAGCTGCAAAAGATCTTTTAAAAATGAAGCAGCATTTAATTAAAGAAGGGCTGTGGGATGCTAACGAGGCAAGAATATTAGACTTGTTAAGTTAATGTATATATTCCTTACCAAAGTTAAAAGTTCAAAAGAGATTGCTAAGTGCAATCTCTTTTTTTATTTTGAAAGGAGGTTTGATTTATGAATAAAAAAGAACAGATTAAAAAGCAGCAAGCACAGTTCTTAGAAATCATGAAGAAGGTTCGTGAAGAGAAAGATATAGATGCGCTTGCAGAATTGTTTATTGAAATCATTTCGGTATATGGGCTGAAGATGGATGAGACATCAGCATTACTTTATTACGTTCAGAAAGAAACACTTGAAGCAGATCACAATGCACAGTTCTTAAAAGAACGGTTGAAACTTGATGTTAAGTCGCTAGGTATTGAAGGTGTGCTGCAAGTACAACGTGCGTTGGTTAACACTTACCTTTCTAATATTTCCAACAATGATTGATGTATCATCCAAACAAGCACGAGCAAAGTTCTATGGCTCATCAGAGTGGAGAAGATTAAGACAGCAATGTTTAGAGCGTGATCATTACGAATGCCAGTGGTGCAAACAAGAAGGTAAGTTAACAACCCAGTATGATTCTATTCTTGAAGTGGATCACATTAAAGAGTTGGAACATTATCCGCAGCATGCCTTGAATATAGACAACCTAAGAACATTGTGCAAGGACTGTCATAATAAACGGCACGGTAGATTTAACTATAGAGAATCGAAAAGAAAAAGAAAGTGGGATGATGAATGGTGGTAAGCATGGAAGGAGTAAGAGCATCTGCGTTTTGCATGATTAACAACCATCAACACAACGAAATAAATGAGAGGCTAGGTGTGAGATACATAGCACGAGCTGAGGTGTTTTTCCCACCTTGTAAATGGAAAGAACAGAGAAACGAAGTTGTGGAAAATGATTTGCAAAAATCAACCAAAAGTGGGGGATAACTTCCCCCCGTCGAAATATTTTGCCCTAAAGTGGGGACTGCGGGAACCGGTGGATGGGGTCAACTGTCTAAAAATATACGTTAAATTTTTTTATAGGGGGGTGATTGCTATTGAAAATGGCAGATTTGAAAAAACAGTTGATGAGTCAAATTGACGAAAACGATCAACTAGAAGTTGAAAAAGTCGAGAGATACCTTGATTTAGTAAAGCTTTATAAAAAAATGAATTCGTCTATTTCTAAGTATGGAACGATTGTAGAGTTTGAAAACGGAGCGCAGAAATACTTAAAAATCAATCCAGCAATCGCCGAAAAAGTTAAAATTTCACGTGCATTGATTGCTTTAGGAAAAGACCTTAATTTAGATGAATCAACAAAAATAGTGACTAGCGTTGACGATGATAATTATAGCGAGAGTGACTTAGTATGATTAAGCAAAAACATGTCGATTACTATATACAACAATATAAAAAAGGTGAAATAAAACTTAATAAAGAAAGAATTGAACTAATAGAGTATCTAGAAAGAGATATACTTTCAAGAGATGATATATATTTTAATGACAAAATGATAGACGATTGCATCAATTATGGTGAAAAATGGTTTTTTGAATTACAGCCATTTCAAAAATTTTTGATTGCTTTCGTCTTTTTGTATTTTAAAAAGAATAACAGAAATTTTTATCGTAAATTTCTATGGATGTTTGGCCGTGGTGGCGGTAAAAATGGTCTTCTTTCTGTCGTTCTTAATTTTTTACAAACTGAATTACATGGAATTCTAGATTACAATATTTCGATTGTTGCGAATTCGGAAGATCAAGCAAAAACTTCTTTCGAAGAAATTTACAATACAATCAAGCGAAATAAAACACTTCAAAAAGCTTTCGAGTATGGGAAAACAGTTATAACCTCTAAAAAAACTGGTAGCTATATAAGATTTAGAACGTCGAATGGCGATACTAAAGATGGTTTAAGAGATGGAGCGGTGGCTTTCGACGAAATTCACCAATACCCTTCGAACAAAGATGTAAAAGTGCATATTTCTGGATTAGGAAAAAAGCCGAATCCTAGAGAATTTTATGTAGGAACAGATGGATATGTTCGAGAGGGATTTTTAGATTCTCTTAAAGAAAAAGCCAAAAGAGTGTTAAACGGTTCTAGTCGACCTAATGCTATTTTCCCTTTTATTTGCAAATTAGATTCAGAAGACCAAGTGACAGAATCAGAAAACTGGGAATTAGCAAATCCAATGTTTCATCAACCTTTATCAGAGTATGCCGAGAGCCTTTTAGAAACTATTTTTGAAGAATACGAAGACTTAGAGGACGATCCGTCAAATAGAGAAGAATTTATGACTAAGCGGATGAATTTACCAGTTACAGATTTAGAAAGATCAGTGGCTAGTTACGAAGAAATAATGGACACCAATCGTCCTTTACCAAGTTTAGAAGGTAGACAAGCAATTGGATGTTTGGACTTTGCCAGCTTGCGAGATTTTGCTGCATGTGGTCTTTTATTTAAAGATAGGGATGACTATGTTTTTAAAACACATTCATTTGTTAGAAAGCAATTTGCAGACATATATTATGGATATTCCAGGAAAGCATCAGAACAAACAAAAGAACGATTCGCACCGATAAAAGAATGGGAAAACAGAGGATTATTATCTGTAGTTGATGGAGCTACAATTGAGCCACAAACAGTGGTCAATTGGTTTGTTGAACAACGATATAAATACGGAGTTACAAAAATTGTTGCCGATAATTTCAGAATGGATGTATTGAGACCGTTACTAATAGCTGCGGGATTTGAAGTGGTTGTGATAAAAAATCCTAGAGCGGTCGATAGTTTGCTTGCACCAAGAATAGAAACGGCGTTTGCTAATAGACACATCATTTTTGGAGAAAATCCGTTAATGCGGTGGTACACGAATAATGTATTAGTAAAGACCAACAATGATGGAAATAAGACGTACTTAAAAAAAGAAGAAGTCAGAAGGAAAACAGATGGATTTAAAGCATTTGTATGCGGTATGTATTTAGCAGATGAACTCACAGATTATAATTTTGAAGATGCATTCGATATATTAGAAGAATTAGACTTTTAAGAGGTGATAGTTATGTATAAACCACAATATCTAAATATTGTTAGGACAACGAAATCAGCTTATGGAAACAATATTGCTTATTTCAAAAAGACATTCGTTACTCATAACGGCTATAAATGGGATGTGTCAGCAAAAAAAGAAAATAAATCGGGTCGTCATTTTTTAGGAAAAATAAAATAAATAGTACTAGATGTCGACGGAAAGGGGGTGAATGAGTGAGTTTATTTGACTTATTAAAAGGTACGTCAGTTAAAAACAAAGCTATTCAAGAAATGTTGGATTTTGAGTTTATAAACGACGTATCTAGTAGAGCATACTTAAAGCGCTGGGCTTTAGATTCTGTTTTAAATTTTGTCGCTAGGACTATGTCAACAACGCAAGTACAAATAAGAGGTGCCACCAAAGAAGAATGGGACTATCTACTAAACGTACGACCCAACAAAGACATGTCAGCGAATGATTTTTGGCAAAAGTTCTTTTATACACTTTTAAAAAATAACGAAGTGTTAGTAGTTGTTTCCGATGATAATCAGTTATTGATTGCAGATGATTTTTATAGAAATGAATATGCACTCTACGAAGATACGTTTTCGGAAGTAACTATAAAAAACTACACCTATCAGAGAAACTTTAAAATGTCTGAGGTTATTTACCTTCAATATAACAATGAAAAATTAGATAAGTTCACCGATGGTCTATTCAATGATTATGGTGAGCTTTTCGGTCGTATCTTAGAAGTTTCTATGCGAAATAATCAAATTCGAGCAGGTGTTTCCATTGATCAAACAGGTAGTTATGGAGATAAAAAGGACGGAAACGGAAGAACCGATCAAGAAAAAATACAGGCATTCGTTAATAAGATATACAAATCTTTTAGAAATAACTCGGTAGCAATAGTTCCACAACTGAAAGGTTTTAAATACGAAGAGTACACAAATAAAACGGGCTCGTCTAATCAATCTTTGGAAGAATTGGACCAAATGAAAAAGTCATTAATCAATGATGTTTGTCGTGCCATTGGTGTTCCTTCTGCATTAGTACATGGAGAAATGGCCGATCTAGAATTTAATCTAAAAGCCTATCAAAAACTTTGTATTACTCAATTGAAGGACAAACTACAATCAGAACTTAATAATAAAGTTTTGGAAAAAAATGAGTACCAACAAGGTGTACGAGTAATAATCATGAATGTTCTTAAACGTGATCCGTATGAACAAGCTGTACAAATTGATAAATTAATTGCTTCTGGAGTATTCACGCCTAACCAAGTGTTAATTGATTTTGAGTATGAAGAATCAGAGGAAGCATTTATGAATGAACATCATATTACTAAAAACTATGAAAAATTGAAAGGGGGTGAAGATAAAGATGACAGTGAAAATCAAAGTTAACGGACCAATCATTTCTAATGACGATAAATGGTTCTATGAATTGTTTGACATGGAATCAACATCCCCGAACGATGTTTTAGATTTGTTACCTGCAAACAATGAAGATGTTGAAGTGACTATCAACTCTAATGGTGGGCTAGTGGACATGGGAAATGAAATTTATACAGCTTTGCGTTCCTATGAAGGGCATGTGAAAGTGAACATTGTGATGGCTGGAAGTGCTGCAAGTATAATTGCCATGGCTGGTAACACAGTTGCCATTAGCCCAGTTGGTCAAATTATGATTCATAATGTCGCAATGGGAGCTGGCGGCGATTATCACACAATGGACAAAGCAAGCGAGATTTTACAGAAAGCTAATAAATCTTTAGCTAATGCGTATGTTTCAAAAACGGGTAAGGCCAAAGAAGAAATTTTAGCGTTGATGGATAAACAAACATGGTTAACCGCAGAAGAGGCTGTTGAAAGTGGTTTTGCGGATGAAATCATGTTCGAAAATACCGAACGCCCATTATTAGTTGCTGATGGTGGAAGTGGTCTTATTTCAAAAGACATTATCAATGAAGTGAAAAAACTAAAAAATCAGCAGAACGAACCAGTAGTAATGGTCAATAAAAAAGAATTAAAAGAAATGATTGCTGAAGCAATCGTAGAAGTGAAGCAAAACGAAATTACAATTGAACAAACTATAGAACCCAAAGAACCCACGAACGAATCGCCGTTTGCTAGGTTCTTATTTTAATACACATTTTTAGGAGGAATTTAAATATGACAATCAATTTAAAAGGAATGGTCAATTATCAAGAAAAGCGTAAAGCTTTTATTGAATCTGTAAAAAATGGCGATCCACAGGAAAAACAAAATGAATTATATGAAGCATCTATGAATGCTTTAGCAGAAGACATGGTAGCAGAAGCAAAAAAAGAAGCTCGTATGGAAGCAGAAGAATTTATCAATGCTTCAAAAATGGATAAAGGCATTACGCCTAAAGAAGTTAAATTCTTTAACGCAGTCACTGAAACAGGCTGGAAAGATGAAGAACTACTTCCTGAAACAACAGTGGATGAAATTTTTAATGATTTAACAAGAGAACGTCCATTATTAAAAGAATTAGGATTAAAATATACAGGATTACGATTGAAAATCTTAAAGTCTGATCCAAAAGGTGCCATTGTTTGGGGGAAAATTTTCGGCGAAATTAAAGGTCAGTTAGATGCAACCTTCAGCGAAGACGATGCAAAACAAAGCAAAGCAACAGCATTTGTTGTATTACCAAACGATCTATTAGAATATGGTCCTGTTTGGATTAAACGTTATGTAACTACTCAAATTAAAGAGGCATTTGCTGTTGGCTTCGAAGATGCTTTCCTAAATGGCGATGGAAACGATAAGCCTATTGGTTTAACTCGTGACTTAGCAAAGGGAGCTACTTCAAACGGTGTGACTACTTATCCAGAGAAAGAAGCAGCAGGAACTTTAACTTTTGCCGATGAAAAAACAGCGATTAAAGAATTAAAAGAAATGCGTAAATACCATTCTGTAAAAGAAAATGGCAAACGTATTTCTGTCGCTGGGAAAGTAGTTATTGTTGCGAGCCCAGATGAAGCTTTGGATATTGAAACAGAGTTTACTTCTCGTAATGCAATGGGGGACTGGGTTACGAAATTACCGTTTGGATTGCGGATTGTGGAATCTGATTTCCAAAAATCTGGAAAAGTTACCACTTTTGTTAGTGGTCGTTACGATGCATTTGCTGCAGGAGCATTAGTGATCAAAGAATACGATCAAACATTAGCTTTAGAAGATTGTCGTTTATTCACTGCAAAACAATTTGCGTTTGGTAAAGCACAAGACAACAAAGTTGCAGCTGTATGGACATTATCAATTAATGGAGACCCAGAGACGGGGAAGTAGCAATCCCTGTGATTGAAAAAGTCACGCCAACAACAGACGGGGCTGTTGTAAATCTGAAATAACAGGGGAGGGATTCAATGACTGATGAACAAGCATTAGAGTTAGCCAATCTGAACCTAGAAAAATTTAAGAAGCGGATGAAAATTTTTGGAACGTCGGAAGATGAATCGTTAACAGAAATTTTAGCCGCTTCTTTTTTGCGCCTTGATTCCTTGATCAATCCAGTTAAACCAGAAAGTGATTTAACCTTCATAGAACTTGTATTTGAGCGCAGCCGATATGCCTATAACGATTCATTAGAGTTTTTCGAAACAAACTTTCAGCCAGATATATTAGCGCAGTCTTTAAAATATGCGGAGGTGTTCAACGATGATACACCCTAATTATAAAAAGCCTAAAATTAATAGTGGCAGTTTGAAAACACGTGTAGAATTTTGGGGCTTTGTTCCAAATGATGGACCAGAACCAGGAGAAGAAAAAAACGAAAAGCTATATGAATGTTTTTCTTTAGCTTACAATCCATCGATGAAAGACATGGAAATATTGAACGCAAAAGGAACTAAAGAGGGGTTGACAATCAAGATTCGTGATCCGCACCAAGACTACATTCCTAGTAACAAACACAAAGTTGTTATTGACGACTATAGAGCTTTACCAGTGGGCAAAGAATGGGAAATCGTAGATGTTTCACCAGATTTTGAAGATAACCGTTTTATCAAGATTGTTCTAGGGATAACGTCATGAGCGAAGTGACAGGGTTAGAAGAAATTCTCAAAAATATGGAAGATAAACTAGGTCAAGCACGAGTAAATAGAATTTCAAACAAAGCTTTAAAAAAACAAGGCGAAAGAAACAAGCAGATTGTTAAAAAATATATGGCTAGTTATATAGATTCAGGAAAAACACACGACTTAGTTATAAGTAGCGGTGTGAAAAGTAATCCAAAACGAGTTGAGACTGGCTGGGCTTCAAAGGAACGTGCGCCTATCGTCCATTTAAATGAGTTCGGCTATACGCGCTATGGTACTTATGTACGACCTCGTGGAATGGGAAAACTACAGGCTGCAGCTGATGAAATTCAAGCGAAAGCATTTGGAGAGATGAAGTCGGATATGGAGGAATTAGCTAAATGAAAGATATGATGATGGAAGTTTACAATGCCTTGATTGAAAATGAAACAATTAAAGAGCTTGTGACACCTCAAAGAATTAAATTTTACGAAGTACCAGAAACTTTGGATACTACCAAGCCTTTCATTATCATTGATAACTTTCTTGGTCCACAAACCAACGCTTATTTTGCCAACAATAAAGCTTTATCAATTAGGTTTAATTATCAAATCAACGTTGAAAGCATGGATAGAATGACAACCAAGCAAATTTCTAAAGCAGTTGAAGAAACAATGAAACAAATTGGATTTGGCCGTCTTGATGGTGGCTTAGATCAGTACTTTAACGAAACAAAACGTTTTGTGGATGCAAGACGTTACAGAAAAAATACACAAATTCACGACACCGACTATTAAGTTGGTGTCTATTTTTTAGGAGGAAAAAATATATGCAAACTTATGGATTTAGCAAAATTACAATTAAAAAACTGGACAACGAATTAAACCCAATTGCTGACAAAAAATATGTTATTGAGGGAAAGCCAAAACAAGGAGCCGCAGCAAGTTTTGAAATCACTGGGTTGACTAAAGAGCCGTCAAAGGTTTTCGGATCAAACATTGCTTATTATGTAGCTCGTAAAGGCCACGGAGATATTGCGGCGAACCTAGGTATCTTAGACATTCCAGCGGTGATTGACCACGAAATTTTAGGACATACAAAAGCAAGCGAAACAAGTAAAGTCTACCATATTGGTGAAGATACAGAGCCCCCTTATTACGCCGTATTGATTGAATCAGAGGATTTATATGGCGAAAAAATTGGTTTTGGTATGTATGCAGGTACATTCTCGTCAGATGGTGTCAAAGGTGAAACCTTAAATGATGATGACTTTACACCAGAGCCAGGCGAATACGTTTATTCTGCTGTTTCTCGCCAAATTGACGGTAAAAAAGTTACTGTCGGTTTTGCAGATGATGCTGAAGCATTAGCAGAATTAGAAAAAGAATTATTTGGTGAAGAAACACCAGCGCCGGAAAAGTAGCAAGCCCCACAGTGGGAGCTGTTACTCCCACCACAGATGGGGCCAATATTGAATTAAGTTAGGAGGACAAGAAATGTCGTTTATTCCACCAGAAAAATTTAGACTTTATAAAAAAGGTGAAACTAATCCTGTTGCAGAAGGTGTTTCGCCTTTAGCTATTACTGGAATTGCCGCAAATACGGATGTTTTAGCAGGTGACTTTACTGTCACAGGTGTTGCCACCGTTGACGGTGTAGAAAAAGAATCTGATCATGTGGATGTACCAGCGTTTAAAACACTACCTATCGTAGTTACTGGAATTACCTTGGATAAGACTGAATTAGCTTTAAAAGTTGGTGAAACAGCAACGTTAACACCTACAGTCATGCCAGAAAACGCAACAAACAAAGCGTATAGATTCAGTTCTGAAGATGCAGCGATTGGAACGATTACGCCAGTGCAAGGAAAAGTAACAGGCGTTTCGGAAGGTATTACAAAACTTGTTGGCACAACTGAAGACGGTAATTTTACAGCAGAATGTACTTTGACTGTATCAGCAGCAGAATAAAAATATATTGATTAAGGACGGCTTTGGTTAGTCGTCCTTTTTTTGGAGGTTAAAAAATGGAACGCAAGATTGAACTTACTTTACGCATTGATGGCGAAGAAAAAACTTTTACACAGGACTTTGTACCTTTCTCAAAACGCAGTGACTATATTCGCTTAGAAAAAGAATTGGAAGAATCAGCGAAGAAGCAAGGAAAAGAACCAATTGAAGAAGATTATTTGAATATGCAAATTCAGTTTGTCGCAGATCTATTTGACGAAAAAGAAGTCACTAAAGAATCAATCATGAATGGTTTAGATTCACTAGATATTGGGAAAATTTGGGATATTGTACGCCATCGTGTTTTAGGTTTTTCAAAAGAAGATGATGAAGCTGCAAAAAAAGCGATGGCGGAGGAAATTTAACTTGGTCCGAACTTTACGAATTACAAGTTGATTTTGTCCGTGATGCGATTACCAATCTTGGGTGGACGATTCGGGATTTCATGAATACGGATTGCTTGGATATTGATGAAATCTTATTGAAAGCACCAAAGAAAAAGAAAACTAAAAAGAAAAAACAAGAGGTGCGACCACTAAGTGAATTAGTCAAGCGTGGTGGCGCATAAAGGGAAGGAGGTAACTAAATGAGTGGTGGAACGCCGTTAGGAAATATGGTCATTAAGTTGGGCTTGGATAGTTCTGATTTCGGTCGTGGTGCAGCAAATGCAAAAAAAGAAGTTCGTTATTTAGCCAAAGAAATGCAAGCCAATGCAAAAATTGCTGATATGGCTGGAAACCAGATGGGCAAATTAGGCACTCGTTTTGATGGCTTAACTAAAATCATTGGAGCGCAGGAGAAACAAGTTGCTGCGCTGAAAAAAGCTTATGACGAATCTTTTGTAGATGGAAAAGCGACAGAATCCACCAAAAGGCTAGCAACTCAATTGCAAGATGCCAATGGAAAACTAGCAAATTATCGATCTCAATTAATTCAAACAGCTGGTCAGATGGCAGAAATGCAAGTCAAAACCACTGGTGCCACTGGTGCCATTTATAATGCCAGCGAAAAAATGATTTCTAGTGGGCAAAAAATGGAAAAAGTGGGCGGAGCCTTAACAAAAGGTATAACTTTGCCAATTCTCGCAGGAGCTGCAGCAGTAACAACGGCCGCTGTTAAATGGGAATCTGATTTTGCAGGTGTGAAAAAGACCAATGATGAAGTTGTTGATTCGACAGGTAAGGTTGTTTACTCATACAAAGATTTAGAAAATGGTCTTCGTGGACTAGCCAAAGAATTACCTTCAAGTCACACAGAAATTGCAAACGTTGCAGAAGCAGCAGGGCAGTTAGGAATCAAAACTAAAAATGTAGTTGGCTTCACCAAGACAATGATTGATTTAGGCGAGTCAACGAACATGAGTGCAGAAGAAGCAGCAACTGCTTTAGCTCGATTAGCCAACATTACAGGAATGCCACAAACGGAATTTGACAAGTTAGGTTCTGTGATTGTTGATTTAGGGAATAACTTTGCGACAACCGAGTCAGAAATAACCGCAATGGGATTACGTCTTGCTGGTGCTGGTCACCAAGTGGGAATGAGTGAAGCTCAAATCATGGGATTTGCGGCTGCATTGAGTTCGGTTGGTATTGAAGCAGAAGCAGGCGGTTCTGCATTTTCTAAAGTGATGGTTGAAATGCAATTGGCTGTAGAAAATGGAGCCAATGCATTTGCAGGGTTAGAGAGTTTAAGTCAACAAACTGGTGTATCTATGGAACAGGTTTCTAGCGCTGTTAGAAATGGCGGTAAAGAGTTAAAAAACACTGCTGGTGCAATGGGGTTAACTAGCAAAGAATTAAAAACAATGCATAAAGAAGCCACCGATGCATCAGGAAAATTAAATGATTTTGCAGAAGTAGCTGGAATGTCTGCAGAACAATTTTCTAAAGCTTTCAAAGAGGATGCTTCAGGTGCTATTATCAAATTTATTGAAGGGCTAGGAAAAACGAAGGAACACGGACAATCTGCAATTGCTGTTTTAGATGATATGGGGATTACCGAAGTTCGTCTTCGTGACAGTTTGCTACGTGCAGCTGGTGCCAGTGATGTATTTAAAAGTGCTGTAGATCGTGGAACTAAAGCATGGGGAGAAAACACCGCTTTGACAGAGGAAGCTAACAAACGATATGAAACTACTGAATCTCAATTAAAGATGCTTAAAAATGAAGCAGTGGACGTAGGTATCACGTTTGGTGGTCCTTTAGTAAAAGCATTGAGAGATGCGCTTCAAGCAACTAAACCAATGATTAAAATGGTTACGAACTTGGCGGAATCTTTCTCAAATGCTGATCCTAAAACACAGCAAACAATTGTTAAAATGATTGCATTAACTGCTGCAATGGGTCCTGCTATTAAGTTAACAGGTACTTTAACAAAAGGTGTAGGTTCTTTAGGTAAGGGATTTGTTGAGACAATGGCTGCTATGTCTAAAAAACGTGCTATTTCAGAAGTTACACAAGCGATGGCAGAAGGTAGTTCTGTTTCTCTTGATTTAGGAAAAAATATAACGTCTTCTGGTTCAGCAGTTGGTGGATTCACTGCCAAAATTGGAGGAGCTGCCTCGAAAATTGGCTCACTGACTAAAGGATTCAGCTTATTAAATCCTTGGGTATTAGGAGCGACTGCAGCGATTGGCGCAGGCGTGGCAGTGTGGAAACTATGGGGAGAAGAGGCATGGAATAGTTCTCAACGGACACAAAGATGGGGAACTGATGTAGGAAAAGCAACTGATGAAGCCTTAACTAAATTTCAAGGATATAGCAGAGGCGCTAGCGGAGAGCTTGATTTGCTAGAAAAAGGCGTTTCTGGGAATACCGATACCATTGCTAATAATTTCTCTAAGATGGGTCAATCAATCGAAGAAAATATGACGAAAAAGATTGAGACACTGAAAGGCATTGTTAATAGGTTGCCAGATGATATAAAAGAAGCTGGAGATAAGCTAACCCAAGAAGAAGTTCTCAATCAGGAAAAATATTTAGCTGTAGTGAAAGAAAATAATCAAAAAATAACTCAAATTAAACAAGAAGCTTCAAACAATAACCGCAAAATAAGTTATGAAGAAGCGATAAGAATTAAATCATTAGCTAAAGAAAGTGCAGAAGCTTATGTTAATTCTTTAGGTAAAAGCGAAACTGAAACCAAAGAAATTTTATCTGCAATGACAGGAAATGTAGCAGAAGCATCAGAAGATCAAGCAAAAACGTGGCTGCAATCTTTAGGAAAGCAAAGGCAACAATCCAAAATAGAATATACTAAGATGCAGGACGATTTGAAAGCAAAATTAGTAGATGCTGGTTATGATTTAAACAGTAAATATGCCAAAGAAATGCTATCCTTATTAAAAGAAAGTGGCGATAGTGCCACGCAGATTACAGAAGATCAGATGTCAACTATTCTAGCCAAATATCCAGAATTGGCTGATCAAGTATTTTTAGCCAATGGACAATTAATTAGTTCAATGGGTGAAGCTGGTCAAGCGGCAGTTGGTCAAAATAAAAAAATGATGGATTCCTTCACCGATATGGCAGAAGAAGTATCAAAAACTGCCGGAGAAAACGCAAGAAAAATAGAACTTATTGCAGACGAAGCAAATGAGTTTGGCGAATTCTGGAATCAATTAATCTTAGATACGAAAACAGGTGAAGTCAAAACAAATGCGCAAGAAGCAGTTAATGAAGCTGCAAGCTCTGAAAAAGGTTGGAATCAACTTATTTATGCTTCTAAAAACGCAGATTTAAAGAGTAATGCTAAGTTGATGATTGCAGAAGCTGCCATCGCTAATGGACGTTGGGAAAAAATGACGTTTACCGAACAACAAGCTTTGTTAGATAGTAACGTTACAAAAACAATGACACAAGCATTGCAAGCAAAAGGCAGCTGGGGTAAATTGAATTTTGAAGAGAAAAAAGCTGTTCTTTATTCAAATACACCAGAAGTAATGGCTGAAACAATGCTTAATTTAGGGTTGTGGAAAGACTATCAGCCACAAGTTAAAGAATTAAAAGCTAAAAATCAATCTTTTCTTGATGTGTTAAGTCAATCTCAAGATAAAATTGTACACTGGTCGCAAGTTCCAGTAGATATAAAGGAAATTCTTGGTGATAATTACGATTTACTCTCAAAAATATATGGATCAGAACAATCATATAACCGTTGGAAAAATTTACCAGATACAGAGAAAAAACTTCTAGCTAATAATTCTGATGTACTACAAAAGATTATGACTTCTGATACTAGTTTAAAACAATGGAATGCCTTGCCAGCTGATCAGAAAAAAATGCTTGGAGACAATACCGACTTATTAACAAAAGTTATGGCATCGGAAGAAAGCTTTAACGCTTGGAAGGCGTTACCCGATCCAGTAAAAAAAATGTTAGGTAATAACGAAGATTTAAAAGCTAAGATAGCAGAAGGTAGTTTGAGTGTTGAAACTTACAATCAAGTTAAGCCACTTCTAAAACAATTATTAGGAGATGCTTCCAATGTATCAAATCAATCACAGGTAGGTATTCAAAACTTAAATGCATTTAACGCGAACAATCCAGCACAGAAAATACTACGTGGAGATTCTTCAAATGCGCAAGCTGCAGCTCGACAAGGTGGCAATGCATTGAACACCTACAATGCCAACAATCCAGGAACGAAAAACCTGCGAGGAAATGCAGGTGGAGTTGTCGGTGCGGCTTCAAGTGGTAATAGTAGCTTAAATATTTTCGCAGCAAACAATCCAGTTGAAAAACTATTAAGGGCTAATGATCAAGCGAGTGGCCCAGCATCTCAAGCGAAAAATGCAGTAAGTGACTTTAATTCTGGCCCTTCGGTAATTACCAAAACTTTAAACGTAGTAGCTAATTTAGGTGCTGGCGTAGCAAAAATTTTAGGACTAGAAACAGGAACCAATAATCATATTGGTGGTCCGGCAATCGTCAATGACCAAAAAGGACGTACTTATAAAGAATTGGTTATTCCAAAAGGCGGTGTTCCTTTCATTCCAGAAGGTAGAAATGTATTCTTACCAGATTTACCAAGAGGATCAAAAGTAATCAAAGCTTCAGAAACAAAGAAACTAATTCCTCGTTACGAAAACGGCGTGGGAGTTCCGAGAAACTCTTCAGTTGTTAAAAATCTAATTGCTGTTCAAGATTCACATGAATCGAATGACTTTAGCGAACTTGCTTCTCTAATGCGTGAAATGGTTTCTTACTTGAAAGATGGAAATATTAAAAACATGGAAGTAACACAATATATCACAGGTGCTGACACGAAAACACCGAGAGAGACGGCGATGGAAACAAAACGCCAACTTCGTGACTTGGCTAGGGGGTTTAAATAGTGAAACTAGAATTAGTTTATACGAATCAAAATGGGGAGCAACTGGTTTTTAATGAGGAAGCTCCTTATTTTTTGCAAAATGTTGAAGGTCTAGAAGCGCCAGAAAATGTCGTGCTAGCAGAAGAAGTATTTGGAGAGGACGGTGCAAAAGTTGTTGGAATCCGTTTAAGCACTCGGAAACCATTGCTAGAAGGCACTTTAATTGGAAAAACAGAAGAAGAAATTTATCAGCTGCGCCGAGATATGATTCAAAAAATCGATCTAAAACAAACAGGTAAGCTAACACTTAAAGTCTATGACAAAGAGTATGAAACCGACGTTCTACCAATCCAAGCGCCTAGCTTCAAGCTGTATGAAGATAATCCTTATAAGGTTGACGAATGGAACTTATTTTCTTTACAGTTTGAAGCATTTGATTCTTATTTCCGTGATGTGTCGTTTTATAACTCACTGGTTCCTTTGGCAACATTGAAGCCAACGCTTATTTTTCCAATGGTTTTTGTTCAAGGCGAGAAGCATACGTTTGGTCGCTTTGAATCAGGGAATATTGAAAAGATTGTAAACAATGGAGATGTGCAGGTTGGAGCAGTTTTTCATATGAAATGTGTAACAACCGTGACTGATCCGCAGATTTACGATGTGACAAAACAAACCTTCTTTGGATTTAAAGGAACCTTTGAACCTGGAACAAGATTCGAACTTTCAACGGTACGTGGAAAGTTGTATGCGAAAAAAATTGTTAATGGTGTAGAAACTAATGCTGTTCCAGAACGTATGGAGGGTAGTAGTTTCTTTCGATTATCTAAAGGAGATAACTATTTACAACTAAAAGCGGCCAACAATTCTCAAAATGGAATTACATGTGAAATGCAATTTACACCATTAGTTAGCGGGGTGTAGCTATGGATTTTATGCCATTACCTTTTGTAGAGGTGTTTCGAAGAAAGTCTGGCTTTGATTATGAGTCAACGGCAGTTCTGGACATATGGAAATCAATGAGTGTCAAAGAAAATTTCAAGTCAGCCAATACTTTTGAAACGGTTGTTCTTTTAAAGTATATGCCAAAAGAATTAATGGACGAAGACACAGTGCTATTAATTAATAATTGCTTTTACTATATTGATTCTATTATTTGCGATGATTTGAGCAGTGGATTAATTACAATTTCTGGGAAGTCTCTTTTTGCAAAATCTGGTAAGAGAATTGTTTATCGAATTTACAATCAAACAAAAAGACCAGAGCTGATTTGCTACGATCACTTACGGAACGAAGTGGTCTCTCCGTCAGATGCTAAAAGAAAAATAAATTACTTATCTGTTGAACAACCGCCAGCAATTACTAATTCAAACATTAGTTATCAAAACAGTTATGGGAATGTTGAAGAAGAAATAGAGGGACTGTGTGAAAGTTACAATTTTGGTTTTGACGAAATTCCTATCTCGAATGGGCGTATTGGCTCAACATCAAACGGCCAAGTTGGAACAAATATTCGTTTTAGAAAAAGTGAAGATGTTTCTAGTGTAGTTCAATTTAGTGCAGAGTTTGAAAATGTCACTAATGAATCATTAGAAAAGAACAACTATGATGAAGCGACTACAGCCCTTATTTATGGAGAAGGCGAAGGAAAAGCTCGGAAGCATACTCAAGTAAATAACAATTTGAGTGGCCTCGAACGAAAAGAAATATATGTCGATGCTCGTGACTTACAACAGACTGTTGATGATGTAAAAATGCCAGATGCACAATATATTGCCACATTGCAATCAAGAGGAAAAGAAAAATTAACTGAACAACCAAGAGTTTTGGCATTGAATGGGACTATCAATTTGAATGATAGTCTTTTTGTTTATGGTCGAGATTATAAATTGGGGGATCGAGTAAAACGTATTTCTTCTTTTGGCTATTCAGATACAGTGGTTCTAAATTCTGTAACGCAAACCTGGGATGAGAAGGGATACCATATTGACGGTGAATTCGGTAACCAAAGTAAAACAATTATTGATGTAATCAAGAGAAAAGGAAAGTAGGTGGTTATTTTTGGCGGAATTAAGTTTATTTTATGATGCCGTTTTGCAAGATGATGGCACATACGATCGTGCTTATACATCGGCAGACTGGGCAAAATACTTTGAAAATATCTTTCGCAATGGCGTCATGATGTCAGTCGGTGAAGCGTTAAGAGTTACTGCAGCTGATTCTGTTGGGATGAGAGTTGTTGTAAAAGCAGGCTCAGCAAGTTTAAAAGGTTATCAATATATAAATACGTCTGCTTTTGCAGTACCAATTGACGTTGCTTCTTCAACACAAGATCGAACAGACTCTATTGTTGTTCGGCACGACATGAACGCTAGACAAGCTTATGTAGCAGTCAAAAAAGGTAATGTGACAGTCGAACGCACGCCAGATGTATTTGAAATTCAGTTGGCCACTGTCAGAGTGCCGAGAAACAGCACAGCTATTACAGCGGATTTGATCACAGATAAGAGACCAGATGAAAAAGTATGTGGCTATTCAACACCGTTTGAAAATGTATCAGTTTCGGGAATGGAAGATAAATATAATGCTATGCTGAATACCATTATTGAAAATATGAATCAATACACGGAAGAGCAAAAGAAAAATTTAGAAGCAGATATGCAACTGGTCATTGCTAAAGGGAATGAGTACATTCAGGAAGCTCAAAAAGATTGGCAAGATTTTTTAGTCACAGTTTCCAACGATATGGATGGTGATGTTGCGCTAAACTTGCAAAAGAAAATAGCAGCAGTAACACCAGATCAATTGATTTTCACAAAGAAAAATTTACCTTTTGAATATCCTGAAATTGATGTCTTAGCATGGCATGACGGTTTAGGTGTTGCACCTTTGGGAGAAGAAAATTGGGTTGGAGAAGTGCCAGAATCAATTCCGTTTAAAGCGGGTTATCCAAGCAAAAATGAATTGACTGTAAAAGTTCCAATCAATTGGAATTTGTCTTCACCAACTATCAAAGAAACAGCGCCTAATATCTTTCTTCTTAATGAGGGAAATAAAAGTGTACAGATTAAAATTAAGGAGTCGAAATAAATGAAAACAAATTTTGAACGAGGACAGTTAAACGCGCAAGATGACTTGAATCTTAACTTTAAAGAAATAGAAGGGTTTATGACAAAAGAGCCTCCATTTGAAGCATACTTTGGGACTGGACCTGATGGAACTGATATTTCATCAGGTTATACTTATGTATTAGGTCCTTTGGTAGGAACTGATTTTGGGCATAGTCAATCAAATTTACCTTTTGTAATTAGTGCAGATAATACTTCAATTACTTTCACAAGAGAAGCAGCTATTAATATTATCGGCACCTTCAAATTTCACGGTAGTAGCGGTGGTACTGACTATGCTTATGCATTTGCAAGTGTTGGGTCTAAAAACTACTTTATTTCTCAGTTAGGTGCCCCGCCTTCATTATCTTTGGACAAATCTAGTACAATAGGTGGCTCTGTTAACGTTAAAGTACAAGAGGGTGATGTGTTTACGTTCAAAGCAAGTATTCGGGAGGGTAAAAAGCTTTTCCGGACGGCACTTGTTTCGTTAGCTATAAAAGAAATTAAAGGTATTTAATGATAGAAGATAAAACCGGAGGTAAGTCAGTGGAAAAATATTTTAACCACCTGTCAATTGTAGCAAGTATTGTAGGTGGTATTTGCGTTAGCTTTCTTGGGGGAATGGATCAGTTGCTAGATGTTTTGTTATTTTTGATGATTGTTGATTTTGTAACAGGTTGGTTTAAAGCAATCGCTACTAAATCACTATCAAGCAAAATAGGTATGTTGGGAATCGCCAAAAAAGTAATGATTTTATTTGTAGTGGCAGTTTCTGTGAAAGTTGAAAGTATTGTAGGAAATAATATTCCTATTAGGGAAATGGTGATTATTTTTTACATTGCGAATGAAGGTATTTCATTTTGCGAGAATGTATTGGAATTCATTCCTTTACCTGAAAAGTTAAAGGATTATTTTATTCAATTACGAAATAAAGACAAGAATTGAAGCGGCTTGTGTCGTTTCTTTTTTTGTTTAAAAAATAGGAAAGAGGTTTTTAAATGAAAAAAACTGTTAAATTATTAGTTGCTGTAGGAATGGGATTAGGATTTATGTTGCCAAGCGGTGTAAATGCATACCAAGTGGAGCAAGACCCTATTAATTTTGGTGGGTACTTTCCAGGTTATGCGACTAACGAATTAATTGTCTTGCACGAGTCAGGAAATGGGAACAACGTTGGGCCAAACAGTCTAGACAATGAAGCGGCATACATGAAACGAAACTGGACGAGTGCTTATGTGTCTTATTTTGTTGGTTCTGGTGGTCGAGTGAAGCAATTAGCGCCAGTTGGCCAGATTCAATGGGGTGCAGGAGCAACAGCGAATGCAAAAGCATATGCACAGATTGAATTAGCTCGAACGAATAATAAAGAAACGTTCAAGAAAGACTATGCTGCCTATGTCAATTTGATTCGTGATTTAGCAACGCAAATCGGTGCAACATTTGACTTGGATGATGGAACAGGATACGGAATCGTAACGCATGATTGGATTACTAAAAATTGGTGGGGCGATCACACAGACCCTTATGGTTATTTAGCTCAATGGGGCATCAATAAGGCGCAACTAGCACAAGACTTGCAGACAGGATTGCCAGAAGATGGTTCAGAAACAATTGTTAACCCAGGTAAACCAAATGCACCAAAGTATAAGGTGGGTCAACACGTTCGCTTCACAACAATCTACAAAAATCCAGATGCGCCAATTGAACAACACATCAATGCTAACACTCTTTGGACCCAAGTTGGCACGATTACTCAAAAATTAGATGGTCGTAAAAACTTGTATCGCATCGAAAACAGCGGTAAATTACTAGGTTATGCAAATGATGGTGATATTGCGGAGCTATGGGAAAACAGCAAACCAACACCAGCTAAAACATTTACCATCGGTGTTAATGAAGGCATTGTTCTTCGCAACAGTGCCCCGAGCTTGTCAGCGCCAGTTTACGGCGTGTGGCCAAAAGGTTCTACTTTTAAGTATGATTTAGTTCGGGTAGCAGACGGTTATGTTTGGCTAGGTGGTTCTGATTCAAACGGAACTCGGATTTATATCCCAATCGGTCCAAACGACGGAAACCCAGACAATACTTGGGGTACTGGATATTAGTAATAACCCCCCTACCTTGAATAAAAAGGTAAGGGGGGTTATTAATTTATTTCTAATTGATGTTTCCAGTTTGGAGAGAATCCCATTATTATTAAAATTTCTTCAAATGGTATAGATTTAAATTTTTTTCTATAAGTTTTAAATATTTTATCTAATTCATACAGAAGTTTCTTATAATCTTTATTAGTAGTTGTTAGTTTAAGTAAAGATAGCATGATAAAAAGGTTAACGTGGCAATCCTTTGATTTAAACGAATCGTTATAAGGAAAATATTTTTTAAATAATGATGATTTTATCTTTGTTCCGATGGCATAGTTATATAAAACTTCATCATGTGCACAAACATTTCTAAAAAGATTTGCAGTTTTGATGATCATTTTTAATTCTTCATCGTCAATTTTTTGGTCAGAATTCATTTCGTTTTTGAAATCTAGACTTATAACTTTACATATGTTGTTTTTAACATTTTGTTCTAAAGATAAAAAAAGATATTGGAGTTCACCGAATGTTAAAAAATTAGCCAACACCCACAAAGGGACGTTTCCATGTTTAGTTGTATAATGTTTAATTGCATTATTGCGTTTCAGATTTTTATGATATTCAATTTTGTTAGACAATTTTTGAATATTTTTTAATACGTCTGATAAGTCAGATGGCCTATCAGAATAATTAGAAAAATGTAGATAAGCATATTTTTCGGGATGAGCATTAGAGAAGTGGTAAGCAATTAAAGCTTTTAATTTATTTTCAAAAGATAGGATATGGCTTAGAAATAAAATTCTTAACTCTTTATCCATTTTGTATAAATTGAAGATTTCAGAAAATCTAGTATTTTCTTTATAGCATTCAGGAATAATTGGTTTTAAAGAAGAATCATATTTTAAAAAAGGAGCCTTGTATCCATTAACTACGCAATAATAGTTGTGTGCTAATAGGACTTTCTTTGAATGGTCCTTATTTTCAATGTTTAGTCCTCTTTTTTCGAGTCTTTCTAACTGTTCTTCAATAGTTCTAAAAGGTCTAGAATCGTCTATACACATAAAATCTCCTTAAAAAAAAACGCCCACCCGCGGACGGATATGGGCTAGATCTACTAAAGTTATTCTATTACTTAATATTCAAGTTGTCAAATAGTTCAATTACTATGATGGACACAATATATGGTATGGAAAAGTCGATAAAATAAATATATTCTTTATTAAACACAATATATTGTGTTTGTGAGAAAAAATAAAAATATATTTATTTTTCAGATGTGCGATTTTCTTCACTTAATTCATCAAAATATTTCACCAAAGCTTCAGCTTTTCCAAGTCCAATATTTTCAATAGCTGTTTTTCCACGTCTGATTTTGTCAATGTATTGCGTGCTGATTCCAGTTTCTTTTGCAATGCGATAGCTCGTTAAATCCATTTCTATTAATTTTTCTATTTTTTCAGTGTAAGTCATTTAATCAACTACTTTCTTTTGCTTAATATGCCAACAATTAACAAGATTACTAAGTAAGTAATCCAATTAATCACATTGAAAACTGTAAGACCTAAACCAACTAATACAACAGCAAGTAATGTTAATCCGTAAGCTTTATTTTTCATATTATTCATGCTAGAATTAATTTATAGAAAGGGAGCTTTAGCTCCCAATCATTATTCTTTTTAGTCGTCGTTATCGTCTTTTAAAAGTTCTTTTACAATTTTTGCGGATTGGAGAACTCCTAGGACGATTGCGACGGCTTTTCCTATGTCGTCTAGCACTTGTTTCACCTCCTTAACTATATTTAATTATACATCTATAGTTGTATAAAGTCAATAGTTTCTAGTAGAAAAATTGTATTTTAAACATTACATCCTTGAAAAACAGAACGAATGTTCGTATAATATTTCTGATAGGAGAGTGTATCAGATGGTGAGACGAACTAAAAAGGAGTTTAAACCTTACAATGATTATGTTGACAGGCCATTCGAATTAAAGTGGCCCACAGCTTTTCCATTGGGTGAATTAACAGAAGCAATTAAAAACACAGACGAATACCACGCTCGAAATATTGAGAGACTACCACAGCAATCGCAGCGACAAATAGAATATTTTTTAGATCGTTCAATTAAACAAAATAAGGTACTAGAAATCCAATTGAACTCATTAGATGAATATGATCGCGTAAAACCACATATTTTTGGCGTGTTTCGTGGAATGGCAGAATTCGATGTTGTTCTTATTGGTGAACAAGAAATCGATTTTTATGATATTAGAAACATTCAGATTCATAATTTCACTAAGTGGAGTGAGGAACATACACCTGAAAAAAATCCATTTGAAGAAGAAACGGAACATTGCGAAACGATAGATGAATTCGTAGACGAATATTTCGATGATGAATGGATAGAATAATTAAAAATGTAAAAGTTCTACTTCTCAATCATGGAGAGTAGAGCTTTTTTGTATGTAAAATATGCGAATAGTATTTGATGAAATAAAAATAGACTTTAAAATGATCAGAATGCAAAACCAGTGCAAAATATTTTGCATTTCTCTTCTTTTTTATCCTTTTCTTATAGAAATTAAAAGAGCTAAAACCTTTATTTTATAAGGTTTTAGCTCTTTTTTGTTTTTCTCTACTTTTCTAAAAATGGAGACGGCGGGAGTCGAACCCGCGTCCAAACATATTGCCACTTAAATCTCTACGTTCATAGACACTCATTTAAAGGTTCGCTTTACAGCGTGCCGAGTGACAGGCATTCTGTATTGCTAGTCTGGTAAGCTCCTCTAAATTTTACAGACGGAAAAATTTAGCGTATCCCACTTCGATTAGGACCCTGACCCGAGCACATGGGCGATGCCGGGAGGATCTTCGCTAGCTGGTTTTTAGGCAGCTAAAGCGAAAGAATTGTTTTCGTTTTTAGCAGTTATATTTAACTGTAACGTTTTAACGTAGCCGTAACCTACGAAACGCAATTCAAGCTCAACTATGCCTGTCGAATCCGTAACGCCCCCGAAATAACATAAGTATCCCTTGATACTTATCAAAGTATAGCATAAATTCCTTGTTTTTTCAAAGAGTAGGATAACACTCTGTTAGATATTCATAAAAAGAGGAAGGATGGACCGTAACTCAGTTCATCCTTCCTCTTTTTATGAAAGTGTGTGGGTATGTTTTGTAATCCATTGTTGCAAACGGATATTCAACCAAAAACCATAAATTCCTAAAGTAATTATAGTTAATAAAAGCCATTTAATCCAATGACCGAATAATTGCATAGCTGTACCGTCAAAATAAAGGCGTTTACCATCAATAACGGTATGCTTGATTTTCCAGTTGTACATCATACAAATTCCCCAAGGTGCGCAAATGCCTAATGTAAAGACAGTAATCAAGGTTGCTAAAATTGAAGTCCCGATATACGTGGCTAAATCACCGTCAAAATATGAATTTTTCATTCTTTTCCTTCTTATCTCATAACTTTTATTATAACAAGAATAAATGGCCTGGGAAACAAAATGAGGATGAAATAAGTATTTTTATTCATTATTGATGTGAAATATGTTATTTATGCAACTCAAACTTGGCAGCATTAGATATTTTGTAACAAATGTTATCTAATGTAACTACCATAATAAAACGTTTTCCTTAGGAAGTGAATTAGAAATTTAAAAAAAAGGCTACTTAAATGAGCATTAATATTGTACGAGACATATCTTTTTGCTATTGTCAACTTCTGAAAAAGACCACTAAGTGGAAAAAATAAGAGAAAAGAAGGGTGAATAATTTTTTATGACAAAAAGTGTAAAATTTTTAGTGTTACTGTTGGTAATGATTCTACCAATTGCGGGGGCGTTATTGATTGGTCCAATTTCGTTTGGCGCCGAATTGAGCAAAAGTTCAATCGTTGACAAAGTAGAATTAGATCACACTACTTTATATCAAGGAGAGATGACCTCAATTAAAGTATCTTTTAGTGACAAAGAAAATCAGAAAATAAAACCTGGCGATACTATTACTTTAACTTTACCAAATGCATTAGTTGGAATGACCGAGAACGATGGCTCACCACGAAAAATCAATTTAAATGGTTTAGGGGAAGTTTTTATCTATAAAGATCATGTTGTAGCAACATTTAATGAAAAAGTTGAATCTTTACATAATGTGAATGGGCATTTTTCTTTCGGGATTAAAACGCTTATCACCAATAGTTCGCAACCGAATGTGATAGAAACGGATTTCGGAACAGCAACGGCGACTCAACGTTTGACGATTGAAGGAGTGACCAACACAGAGACTGGCCAAATTGAGCGAGACTATCCGTTTTTTTATAAAGTAGGCGATTTGGCTGGAGAGTCAAATCAAGTACGTTGGTTTTTAAATGTGAACCTCAATAAATCCGATGTCACAGAAGATATTTCAATTGCGGATCGACAAGGAAGTGGTCAACAATTAAATAAAGAGAGTTTTACATTTGATATTGTGAATGACAAAGAAACTAAATATATTTCACTTGCCGAGTTTGAGCAACAAGGTTATGGCAAAATTGACTTCGTAACAGATAATGACTTTAATTTACGTTTTTATCGGGATAAAGCACGCTTTACTTCCTTTATCGTCCGTTACACTTCGACAATCACGGAAGCAGGCCAACATCAAGCAACATTTGAAAATAGTTATGACATCAATTATCAACTAAACAATCAAGACGCAACGAATGAAAAAAATACATCACAGGTTAAAAATGTTTTTGTAGAAGGCGAGGCAAGCGGCAATCAAAATGTGGAAATGCCAACAGAAGAAAGTCTAGACATTCCTTTAGAGACAATAGAAGAATGGGAACCAAAGATACCTACTTCGGAACAGGCAACAGAAACAACTGAAGAGAATGGCGCAACAGAAACCGCAGAAAGCAGCCAACCAGAAGTTCATGTCTCACCAACAGAAGAAGAAAATCCAGATGAAAGTGAAACGTTAGGTACAATTGCACCAATCATA